TATTCATCGTGGCATGATTCATATCACTGATGTTCCTAAATTTGAGTATATTCTTATACATAACGGCAATACTGATGAACATACTGCGGGTTGTCTCATAGTGGGGGATTCTCAAGAAAATAATATCGTCACTGAAAACGGTTGGGTTGGGAAGAGTCGTAATGCTTATAAAAGGATTTATCCTCTGGTGGCGAAAGCTTTGGAGAGGGGAGAGAAGGTTATGATAAAATATACAGACTATGATGAATAATTTCTTAGGCGGTATTTTTGGTAAGGTGGTAGAGAATGCCGAGGGTATCCTCGATGAGATTATCACCACCAAAGAGGAGAAGGAGACTCTGAAGTTAGAGCTCAAGAAGATCCTCTTGGAGGCGGAGCGTGAAGCTTTTGCTAAAGAGGTGGAGGACCGTAAGGATGCCAGGTCGTTATATAAAGACGACGCTTTGATACAAAAAATCTTAGCCGCTTTATTTACTATAGCATATTTTACTCTCTCATATATTATGTTTAAATACTTCGTCTTCCACGACGTCGTGCTTTCGGAGTATGAGATAGGGTTTATCTCTACGATATTTGGAGCTATGAGTGCCAAGGTAAATACCATAGTAGACTTTTTCTTTGGGGGCAGTTCAAAAGAAAATAAATAAACCTTATCTTTGCTGTAATATTTACTTAAATTTATTACAATGGAAAAGATTACAGATGCAGAGTTAAAGAGATTAAACGATCTCAACTCTGAGTTCAACACAATTAAAACTCAACTGGGCGATTTAACTCTACAGAAGCATGGTCTTGTGTTAAGAGTGCAAGAGCTAAAGGGCGAGTTCCAAACCGCGGAAGAGGGCTTGATGCAAACCTATGGAAAGGATGCCGTCATCAACTTGGAAACCGGGGAGGTGAAGCAAAAAGAAAATGGCGAAGATAAGTAACACTACAGTATACCCTACAGTAACACCTGAAGATAACGACCTTCTTATATTAACCGACGCTACCGATTCAAATAAAACGAAGACGGTATTGATGAGCGGGGTGAAGTCTTATCTCAACACCAATACGTATACTACAAGTGTTACGGTTACTTCATTGGAGATATTAAGCTCTTTCTCCATGCCCGTTGTTCTTATCCAAGGAGTTGCGGGTAAACATATCCAGCCTATATCGGTGCTGGTAAAATACACATTTAATACCACGAGTTATACAGCCCCCAATGATTTTGTCTTAGGTCTGGGAGGTGTAGCTAATCCGAATTTGTTTAGCGGTATACCAAGTGGGTATGTGGATGCTGAAGCTGCTGACTACGCTTTTTCTTTACCTACCAACTATACCACCAGTTACGGGAATACGTATACTACAGCCGTAGGTGGAGACAATTTATTGTTTGCCTGTGAAACTGCAAACCCCACCCTTGGTAACGGTACCCTTACTTTTGATATAATGTACAGACTTGTAAACGCTTAAGCTATGGCTAAAATTGAAAACACTACCGTCTATCCTTTAGTTACGCCTAACGCGTCTGACTTTGTTATTGGTACAGATACCAGCGATGATAACAGAACCGTCTCGTTTAGTATATCCGACATCACTGCGTCTGGGGGCTTACAAGATCTTCAGTCTGTTTTAACTAAAGGTGATACGGCTACTGAAAATATCAACCTTACAGGAAACATTACTGTAAATGGAGATATCTATCCAACACAGATACTTGCTGGAGGTGCTCCAGGTTCTGCAGGGCAACTTCTTTCTTCTACGGGTACAGGCATTCAATGGGTAGACACCTCGGTAATTGCAAGCAACACTCTTCAAGAGGTAACGACTGCAGGTAATACTACGACGGATGACATCAACATGAACGGTGGTGATATTCTTAGCACTGGCAGCATCACTATGAGTGGGGCAGCACAATTACTTACCTTAACTAACGGAGTAGATATGACGTTAGGTTCCGGTAGTAGCATTACAACTCTTGGTAATATAAATCTTTCGGGAGCCACCTCTGTTTTAAACTTTGGAGCCACAGCCGTCATTAACGATGCGACGGGAGCGACGGGAGCAGCAGGGCAGATACTGACAGTTAATGGAGCGGGTACAGGAGTGCAGTGGTCTACGGGTGTACCCGTAGCTTCTATGCCTACCTTACAAGAAGTTCTTACTGCAGGGAATACAGCCACGGCGGTAGCTATTAATTTTACAGGTGCAGCGACAGCAACTTTTGCAGCCACTTATGCAATAAATTCCGCGGCTAAAAATACATGGAGTGGAAATAACTCTTTTAGTGCAGTAGGGATAACGTCTTCCACCGCAGCTATTGATTTAAGCGGATCGCTTTGGGATGGAGCAAGTACAGGAACAGCTTCACAGGTATTAACCTCTACAGCTACGGGAGTAGCGTGGGCTGATCTGTCAACGGTAGGGGTGTCGAGTGTTAGTGCAACGGTACCTATCGCCGCGGCATTTCCTGCAGACCCTATTACTATTGCCCCTGGTGTGGGGGGTGTTATTGTAAGACAGAATATCTACGACGGAGGTTCTCTTATAGGGTGCGTCCCCGCGGGAGGAACGGCTTCAAACTTCTTGCGTGGAGATGGAACGTGGGTAACACCTACGGGAGCCGTTAGTTCGGTTTCGGCAGGAGCGCCAGCCGCATCTACAGGTACACCATTAACAATTACACCGACGACAGGTGCTGTAGTAGCAACATCTAATGCTTACGCAGGCACAACTAATGTAGGGCACGTACCTACGGGCGGTTCGGCCAGTACTTTCTTGCGTGGCGATGGAACGTGGGCAACACCTTCGGGAGGGAGCGCTCCAGAGTGGGTAACTGTGGAAAAAGCAATTACATCTAAAGTTAGCACCACGGCAAATGATTACTATTATAATGGCAATCCGGGAGACCCAGGATTTCCTTACAACTGGGTAGATCATCAGACCACCAGTCCTCTGGGGGCTACTAATATTCCAGATATAAATTTAGCAGGAAATATACTTGCTTCTAATCCAGGTAAAGGCACCTGCACTTCCTCATATCCCAATCACCAGATGTGTGAGTTGTCATGGGTTTTAACAGGAAATGCAGCCGCTATAGACACCTGGACTTTTGAATTATGGAAATGGAATGCTGACACTTCGGGGTCATCTGTTTTGGCTGCGACGGACACTCAAGCTATCGCCAGTAGTACCGCGTCTTATACGGGCACAATGACTATTCAAACGGGAAGTAATCAAAATATATTATCTCCAGGAGAAATATATTACTTAACGATGAGGCCCACCAGCGCCTTAACTAATTCAGCTTTATGTTTGACTTTAACTTTTGCATGGACAGGAGTGGTATAATTTAATTAAAATGAAATGGACATCAGGAAAATATCAATCGGTGCAGACTATAAGTCTGGCGCCATGCATTACATCGTAGGGCAAGACGTCTTAGGCGGAAGCCATACGATACATCTTATACAGGACCATAACGAAGGGTATAAAATTTGGATACAGAAATCTGAGGAAGTATATTTGTGGAAAGAGTTTAGAAAAACTCTACCCATTTCTTTAGAATTTAATATCAATTTTTAATGCAATCTCCTTTTAGCTTTATAGTAAAGGCATACAACGAAAGGAGGTACGACAATATTAAGGAGATAGGGGGTGTAGACTTTATCACCAGCGTGTCTAAAGAAGACCACACCGCATCCAATCGTTTCGCTACCGTAGTGGAAACACCACTAAAATATTCTGGCCCCATAAAAAAGGGGGACAGGCTTCTCGTGCACCACAATGTGTTTAAGTATTATAACGATATGAGGGGGAGGGAGAAGAGTGGGAAGAGTTATTTCCGTGACGATATGTTCTTCGTAGAGATGGATCAGTTCTTTATGTACCATGATGGTACACGGTGGAACGCCCACGATAAGTATTGCTTTGTAAAGCCTATCCCCGCAAAGGAGTCTTCTATATATAAGCGTGGGGAAGAGCCTCTCGTGGGGATACTTAAGCATGGAAACGCAGAGTTAGACGCTTTGGGAGTCAGAGAGGGGGACGAAATAGCTTTCGAGCCTGAAAGCGAGTACCCCTTTTATGTAGATGGAGAAAAGCTATATAGGATGTTTACTAACAATATAATGTTGACACTATGATATATATTATAGATGATTTTTTGGAGCGCCCTATTTTAGATGTAGCTAATAACTATCTAAACGATGAGCCTTTTGAAAAGCGGGTGGTAGGAGAAAAAAATTTTTATGTAAAAGAATCCCCAACAGACTTCACTAATTATATAATAGACAGACTCACGGTTATAGAAAAACGACCTCTGGTTAATATATTGTCCTTCTTTAGAGAGGCTACCGATGAGCTCGATGTTTCATGGCGTATCCACTCGGACTTAAATATAAATGGTGAAAAACCAGATAGAGCTATAGTTTTATATATGTCTCCGCGAGAGATGGAGGATCTGCATGGCACCGCTTTATGGGAACACCATAGGTGTGGAAGAGAGATTCCAAAAGGGATTTCAGACGAAGAGTATGATAAAATGATTAAGGTAGACGCAGAAGATTTAGATAAGTGGAGGTTGAGTTCTGTAATAGGATATGAAAAAAATAGACTGATATCTTATCCGTCTTCATACTTTCACAGTAAATATCCTAACGTCTCCTGGAAAGAGGGGAGACAAGTTTTTGTAATGTTTTATAAATTTAATTAAAGATGGGAGTACAGAAAAATATAGCCTCACTAAAAGTAAATACAGAGGCGCTAACAGAAAATTTAAAAAAGCTTATCTTAGAGGAGCAGCAAACCAGGGAGTTGGCTGTGGGCACCTTAAACCTTTTAAAGCTAATGCCTGGATATGAAGAGGCTTTAGCGGAAATGAAAAAAAGCGCCGAAGAAGATGGACACCAAGGAGATTAAATTACAGATCATAGAGGCGGGCGAAAAGGCTGTGCGACAATTAGTTAAGGTAGCTAAAGAAGATATCATCAAGTTTGATAAAGACGATGAGTTGGCTGCGGATAGATTAAAGAACGCGGCGGCTACCAAGAAGCTTTGCATCATGGATGCTTTTGAAATATTAAAAAGAATAGAAGAAGAGAAAGCTCTTTTAGATGGGGCTCCTTTAGAAAATAAAACACACACCCCGAAAGGATTTGCCGAGTCAAGATCAAAATAGTTTATATAGGGTAGTAGAAAAAGCTATACCTAAACATGTGGTGGTAAATAAAAACCGCGCCCGCACATGGGCCTATGGCTATGACCCAAAATATGACCTCGTGGTTATATCTAAGACGGGCCAGATAGGAGAGGTGTATGAAATAAATGGTCTAAGAGTGGCTTTGCCTAAAGCTCCTAAAGAAGTTTATTCTCGTTCTAAGAAAAAAGAAGAGCAATACTGGGAGCCTTTTGAATATAGCAAAGACTTAAAGCGTATTAAATCTATCTTCCAATGGCACTCTACCCCAAATACTTTTAAGTCTAAGTGGGTGGAATATATAGAGGCAGAGTTCGATAGGCGTGAGGAAGGTTTCTGGTTTTTAAACAACGGGACCCCTACATATATAACGGGAACGCATTATATGTACCTCCAATGGACGAAGATAGATGTGGGGCATCCTGACTTCCGGGAGGCCAATAGAATTTTTTATATCTTTTGGGAAGCATGTAAAGCTGATAAGCGTAGCTTTGGGATGTGTTACTTGAAGATACGTCGTTCAGGGTTTTCTTTTATGAGCTCCAGCGAAGGCGTAAACCAAGCCACTATAACTAAAGACTCACGGATAGGAATACTTTCCAAAACAGGATCAGATGCTAAAAAAATGTTTACCGATAAGGTGGTACCTATCTCTAACAACTATCCCTTCTTCTTTAAACCGATACAGGATGGAATGGATAAACCTAAGACAGAACTTGCTTATCGTGTTCCTGCTTCGAAGATTACAAAGAAAAACATGTATGAAATCGAAGAGGAAGAGCTGGAGGGACTGGATACTACTATAGACTGGAAGAATACGGGAGATAATAGTTATGATGGAGAGAAGCTACAGCTGCTCCTGCATGATGAGAGTGGTAAGTGGGATAAGCCCGATAACATCCTGAACAACTGGCGTGTAACAAAAACGTGTCTTCGTTTGGGAAGTAAGGTTATAGGTAAGTGTATGATGGGCTCTACCTCTAACGCTTTAGATAAAGGTGGTAGAAACTTTAAAGCTTTATATGAAGACTCTTTCCCTTCCAAGCGCAACTCCAACGGTCAGACTAAAAGCGGAATGTATTGCTTATTCGTTCCTATGGAATGGAATATGGAAGGGTTTATAGATATGTATGGTATGCCTGTATTGCGCACTCCACCTAAACCTATAGTGGGAATTGATGGAGAGGATATAAATATAGGGGCTATAGACTACTGGGAGAACGAAGTAGCGTCACTTTCTCAAGACGCGGATGCACTAAATGAGTTCTACAGACAGTTCCCACGTAGCGAGTCTCACGCTTTCCGAGATGAAAGCAAGCAGTCTATTTTTAATCTAACTAAAATATATCAGCAGATAGATTACAACGACTCCTTAATTATGGACCACCACCTTACGCAGGGTTCTTTCCGTTGGAAGGATGGTATAAAAGACTCCACCGTGATATGGTCTCCCGATAAGCGCGGTAGATTTTTAGTGGGATGGACTCCGCCTCCTCATATGCAAAACAGGGTGGAGGTGCGTAATGGGAGAAAATATCCAGGGAACGAATACTTAGGGTCTTTCGGATGTGACTCTTATGATATATCTGGGGTCGTAGTAGGTAAGGGATCGAATGGATCTTTACATGGCCTTACGAAGTTTAATATGGATGAAGCTCCAAGCAATGAGTTCTTCTTAGAATATATAGCCCGCCCACAAACGGCAGAGATATTTTTTGAGGAAGTGCTTATGGCTTTAGTCTTTTATGGTATGCCTATCCTGTGTGAGAATAATAAACCGCGTCTCTTATATCATCTGAAAAACAGAGGGTACAGAGGGTTTTCTTTAAACAGACATGATAAAATATATACCAAGCTTTCGCGTACAGAGAAAGAACTTGGCGGCATACCTAACACCTCCGAGGACGTAAAGCAATCGCATGCGGCAGCTATAGAGTCCTATATAGAAAAGCATGTGGGGATGGATATGGCGGGAGAATACCGAACTAAAGAGGACATGGGAACTATGTGTTTTCGTCGTACCTTAGAGGATTGGGCGAAGTTCGATATAACCAATAGAACTAAGTTTGACGCCTCTATAAGCAGTGGTTTAGCTATTATGGCTAACCAAAAGCATTTATACACCCCTGCTACAAAGAAATCAAAAATAAGCATTAACTTTGCAAAGTATAATAATAGTAGTACAACAAGTCAATTAATTAGATGAAGGGACTCCAGATAGATATTAAGTCTGCTACCTTCCCGAACCAGTTTGTTTCTGACTCTGAGAAAGCAACAAAAGAATTTGGGTTGCAGGTCGGACAAGCTATTCAATATGAATGGTTCAGGAGGGATGGATTATCCTGTAGGTTTTATAATCAGTTTCAAGAGTTTCATAAGCTAAGACTTTATGCACGCGGAGAACAATCTGTGGGTAAGTATAAAAACGAGTTGGCTATAGATGGAGATTTATCTTACCTTAATTTAGACTGGACCCCTGTACCTATTATACCTAAGTTTGTAGACATCGTAGTGAACGGTATGTCCGACAGGTTGTTCGATGTAAAGTGCTATGCTCAAGACGCTCTGTCTGCAGAGAAACGTAACGAGTTTCAGACGGTAGTCGAGAAAGACATGGTCGCTAAAGATCTTTTTATGCAAATACAAAAAGACTTTGACGTCGATCCATTTACCGTTAACCCAGAAAATCTTCCTGAGAGCGATACTGAGATGGAGCTGTTTATGCAGCTTAATTATAAACCGTCTATTGAGATCGCTAATGAGATTGCTATTAATACTCTGTTGGAAGAGAGTCGTTATAACGATACTCGTAAACGTGTAGATTA